AAAATATCTTTTGACACTTTTAAAAGGATATGATATTATCTCTTATAAACAATTTCGAAAAAGGTTTTTTTATTATTTCAGAATTAGATATATTAGTGAATAAATCAAAGAAGCAAGTTGACTTAGAACACATAAACTATAAAATGGAGGAATCAGAATGGAAGAACTTCAATTAGAAACGGGTCAATATTTGTTAAAATTGATTAAAAAAACAGAGGTAGCTTTAAATAACATTAATGAATGGATAAATAAAGAAAGATATGGTCATTATAGTAATGATGCATATAAAAGTGATGAAAAATATGGATTGTTTTTATCAGAATGTGATGATTTTGGGCAGCAAGACACTTGTGGTAATACTAATGTAGATTTATCTAGGAGATATGGCAACAAAAGACTGTTAAATGTTATTAGAAAAGAATTAGAATTGCAATTAAGTGAGTTTAAAGAGGAATTCAAATCATTATAAAGAGGTGTGTAAAGTATGTCTAATAAAGAAAATATTAATTTTGTTTTACAAGGCAATCAAAGCTTGTTAAATTTTCTAACTATATTTAATGCATTGTATATGTTAAAAGATTCTATGAATGATGATGAGATTATCGAATATATTGAAAATTTAATTAATATATGGTCAAATTCTTATAGTTCTCATTTTTATAAAAGGATAGAGGCAGAAGATAAAGCAGATAATATGATATCAAAGGAACTCATTGAGTATAATTTAAAAATCATTAAAGATGATGCCTTGGCATCAACAAAAAATATGTTGGAAATATTCAAAAATTAATCTTTGACATTTTTGAATTATTATGATAATATAATGATCTTTGGGTATTGTTCTGTTAAAATTCTAACAAGGATTTAAAGGGGCTTTATGGCAGATAAATTTAGAAGACTTTTAGATAAAACTGCACCAGGCGGTGGTGTGAAATGCCATTGTTGTAAAACATTCAAAAGAAAGGAAAGAAAAAAACTGAATAGAATTGTTAGATCAAGGATAAAAGATTCTGATTTAAAAAGGGGATATAATGTATAGTGATCTTTATATGACAATGAATATGAATGATAATATAATGAAAATATATGGTGATGATAAATGGATAGAAATTGAACATGATAAAGATTCCGAACCATATATACCTTTTAATGATGAACATTATAATATTAGTGATTATATGATATTAGAGCATCAACCGCTTTCTAAATATTTTGATGGTTATAGTAATGATACTGTTTTTTCTGGTACTTTTATTAAACTGTCTGATGATAATGATGCTGCTAAATTATTTTTTTATGTAACATAATGGTGAATAATTTTGAAAATTACATGTGGGGTAGCTTTAATAAATCATTTAAATGAAACTTTGATTGCCCATGTTACAAATTCTTTTGATATTTGGTCAATACCTAAAGGATTAGTCGATGGTAATGAAAGATACATAGATACAGCATTTAGAGAATTTAAAGAGGAAACTGGTATTGATATAAGCCATTTACCATTATATTTTACAGGGCATTATAAATATAATAATAAAAATAAATCTCTCATTGGTTTTTATTCTTTTTTGCCTAAAGGAGAATACATTGACGTCTCTAAATTTAAATGTCATTCCTTTGTTAAAGGTGGTTTTCCTGAAGTGGATTCTTTTAAATGGTTGAATAAAAATGATGCTAATATACTACATCATACTCAACAAGAACTTTTAAAAGATATAGGATGGATATAATGATTGTAGAATTAATGGATAAATATCCTGGATTATAAGACAAATGGAAAGATGGCTTTGGTTAATACCCATACCATAAACACTCTAGATTATTAAAGGTATAATATGTTTGATATCAAATATCCAAAAATAATGAGTTTTAAAGATGAATATTCTTTTTTAAGTAATTTTTATAAATCTGATATTGTTTATGATAACGTATCATATCCTACGGTAGAACATTTTTATCAATGTAATAAAATGCTAAATTCAAAAGACTTTGATATTTTATTAAATGAGAGAAATCCAGGCAAAGTCAAAAGAATTGCTAGACATAAACCTATGAAAAATAACTGGGACGATATTAAAAAATCTGTTATGAATATAGGTGTTTTAAATAAATTTATTCAGAATATTGATATTCAAAACAAATTAATAGATACATATCCTTCTTTTTTAATAGAGTGTAATACATGGCATGATAACTATTGGGGTCATTGCACATGTAAAAAATGTGCAAGCCAATGCCATTATAATATTCTTGGTAATATACTAATGGAAGTTAGAAAGGGGTTTATAAAAACAAAAAATTAAAGGTGGTTAATATGGAAGTTATTAATACTACAGAAGAAAAGGATGGGTCTTTATCAGTGCAATTAAATTTAACACAAGAAGAAATAGAACTGTTTGTTAATATTGGTATTAATAAAGTTATTAGTGATTACATTGAAAAACAGAATTGAGGAAAACCTAAATTTTTATATAAAAAATTGAGGAAAAACTAAAAAGGTATTAAATTTTTTTGTACTCTGATGGGTACAGAATATCATTTAATACCTTTTTTTATTGGGTTTTAAACAATTGAGGTTTTCACAAGTTTTTTCTTATAACCATATCAGCGATTGGGCCTCTAGAATATTTCCCTCCAAGCACAATATGAGCGTATTCCTTTTCACCTTTGAATTTTTTAATTATCCAGTTTAAACCATTGCTATTTTTATCACAATGTTTATTATCAAGCTGGTTAACATCACCTGTGCAAACACATTTAACATTTTTACCCATTCTACTTAATACTGTTCTTAATTCTGATCTTTCAATGTTTTGTATCTCATCAAATACAACAAAAGTATCTTCAATGTCCCACCCTCTTAAAAAGTTTATAGGTATCATTTCAATAATATTTTCATTAAGTGTCCATTTATCATTTTCTTGATTGAATATTCTGTTAGCCTGTCTTATTTTATGCAATTTCATTAAAAGTTTTTCAATAGGTCTGAAATAAGGATCCATTTTTTCATTTATATTGCCTGGTAAATGACCTAATTCATTGCCTATTTCTATATTTGGTTTAATAATGAGTATCTTTGAATATACTTTTTTCTCAAGAACAGAGTTTAATGCAGCTGCTAATGATAATATAGTTTTCCCTGTACCAGCATGACTTTGAATAGATACAAGGGGTATAGTATCATCTGCTAATAACATCATGCAAGCATTTTGCCATTTTGAATATGGTTTTAATTTCCATAATTTTTGTTCATATTCTTTTATTATATGTTCACCTTCTTTATATTGAAATAATTTCCCTTCTTTATAAAAGAAACAATTTTCAACATATTCTTCTGTAAAAGGATCAACAAACCCTATATATTTTTCTGATTCTGATTTAAATGGATTAGATGAGTTATAATCTTGTACCTGTATACCAGCATTTTCTGCCTTAACTCTAAATAATTTATCTTTTGTAACAAGTATACCATGATCTTTTAAATTTGGATCACTTTTGATAGAACAAAGTATTATATTATCAGGATTTTGGTTGGCATCATATGATTTTCCAAAAAGATGTATATCATTGATATGTTTTTCTAATTCATCTATGACTTCTCTTATTTGTGGTTTTAATCTAATAGATTTTGATTTGAGTCTATCAATCTCTTCTATTACTACATGAGGTATGTATATCTCGTTTTCTTCTCCGTTTCTTAAAACTTCTATACATTTTGGTGAGTCAATTAATACATTTGCGTCAATTATATAGATTTTTTTAGACATATATAAATTTTTCCTTTTATATATTAGAGGTTATTCTTCAATTTCTTCATTTTGTTTGTTCATCATTTTTAATAAATCTTCTCTGCTGGTTACTAAAACATTATTTACAGTACTATTACCCCCTCCTTTCCCTAATGATTCTTTTATCATTACTTCTCTTTCTTTAAGTTCTAGTACTCTCTCTTTATACCTTTGTTCATCTTCATGTTGACTAGACCCAACTATAGAATTAGACGCTTGGGTAATAGAATTTATTAAAGCCGATGCAACTTCCATTAATCTGGCCGTTAAACCATTTTCTGTCTCCACTTCTATTCTGTTTAATAATCTATTAGCTCTATCTATATTATCATATATTATATCATCTGGGTCCTTTCTATCTATATTAATATCTTTAGATTCTTCCATTATATCTTTTTCTGTTGTTTTGTCAGGTAAGTTTTCTTCTGATATTTCATCTGGCAGGTCAAATAATGATTTTAATTTTTTAGAATTTATTAATTTATCTGATGGATCTTCACCGTATTTTGACATGGTTTTTATATCTCCTTTTTTAATATTCATACCACATTTTATACACATATTTATTATTATCATATCATCATTTTATAAATAGATGTAAATAGATAAAATTTTTAATTTAAATAAGGGACAAGCAACATGGAATTTAATTATTATATTAGTGAAAATTTATCAATTTCTAATATAGTTTATAAAGCTGTGAAAAATATTGATAGATTGAAACCAGTTCTTAAAAGATCCTTTAATGATTTTATTAAACTATTAAAAGATAATAATATAGAAGACGATTTTTTGAAAATTTTTAATAAACAATTTAAAACAGATTATAAATCAATAGATAGCATAAAATCATTAAAAGAAAACAAAGAAATAAACGAGGATTGGAAAAATTTTTTAAAATTCTGGAAAAGTGAAACATATCCGGCATTATCAATATTTCCAACATTACAAGTGTGGTTTGAAATAGATAAACTGTTAGATGGTGTAGGTATAACAGAACTTAATTGGACAAAAATAGCTATTTATGGGACATTATGGATCATAATTGTTACTGGCCAACATGCTATATTATGGAAAAAATGGAAAAAAGAAAATCCTAAAGAATGGGAAGAAGAAGGAAGACCAGGCGTTTTTAAAACCGGAAGACAAAAAAGGAGTGTATAAATGAGTAAAATATTGAAAAAAATAGATAAATATTTAAATGAAAAAAAGGGTGATGGAAAAGAATATGATAAATTTTTCAAAAAGATGCTTAAAAAATATGATGTTACTGAACCTGATCAATTAAGCAGAGAAGAAAAGAAAAAATTTTTCAAAGAAATAGAAGATGGGTGGAGAAAAGAAAATCCTAAAACAAATGATAAGGATTAAAAATGTCTGAAATAATTGATAAAATTTACACTATTTTAAATGAAAAATGGGATATTAATTATAAAACTCCTGATTCTAAAAAAGGTATGTGGGATGGGTGGTCTATTAATGATTTAAAGAAGGAAAGAAAACGTCTTTTATCGAAAGAAAATAGATCAAATAGTGAATCTACAAGACTTAAACAAGTAAATTTTGCTTTAAGAGCTAAAAATAATTGGGGCAAAGTACCAGAATAATGAGGAATTATATGTTATCAAATGATTTTTTGAATAGATTAAGAGTGATCAATGCTTGTTTATGCCCTGAACCAAATAATTATTGGTCGGTGACTGATATATATGATGAATATATTCCTGGTTTTGATAAAGATATTTGTAAGGCATTGGAACAAGCAGAAGAAAATTATATAAAATGGTTAGGTGAAAATTAAATATCAAAGGAAATATAAATGACTGAAAAATTCAAAAAACATATGAAAAATATAGTTTCTGAAAAATATGAAGAGTTTGAGTTTGATTATAATATATATGATCATTTTTTTACTGAAGTTGGTCAATTATTTGATTCTCTTGATTCAGAAAATGTATCACCTGATACACATGATCTTATTGATAATTTAATAGATAAAATATTTGATGTGATTATATCATTAGGTGATGAAGAATTTGATAAAGATACAGAAGAACAATTTTTAGATATTGTTCATATGATGGGATTGGATGAGGAAATAGATGAAGGTGTGAATACTTTAAATGTTAAATCTAGAAAGGTTAGATCAGGTAGAAGAAAATCAAAATCTTCAAGATTAAAAGGCACAGATAAGATAAAATATTTAAAGAAATTAAAAGATAAAAGAAAAGAGTACAAAAAAAATGCCTCTTTGAGAAAAAAGGTTAAGAAAAAAAGTTCTAAATATAGAAAAACGGCTAAAGCAAGAAATACTAAAAAAAGATATGATAAGGCACATAATAAATAATGGCTATAGTAAATTTAAATAAAAGCAATGCTACAAATTATCAATTAATATTTCCTAAACTGCCTGTTGAAAAATATTATGAAAAATCTAAATATTTTACATTAAATATTTTTGGAACTGTTGTTCCTTCTTTGACATTAGATGTTGAAGAAAAAAATTGGCAGGGTGGTAAATCTTTTACTGATACAGGTAATTTATCATATGGCACATGGAATTTAAATTTTACTATTGATTCTGAATTTAGAAATTGGAAAGTTTTATATGATTGGATAATAAGAGTAAATAATAATGAAAATGACTATGGTGAAGTAAGAGGAAAGGATCTTACTATAGATGGAACATTATTAGTTATGAATAATTATAGAGATACATCATTAAAACTTTATTTTCATAATATATGGCCATATGAATTAGGTGAAGTATCCTTTGATAAAAGGAATACAGATGATGATTTAATATGTAATGCAACATTTATGTATGATAAATATGAAATTGATAATAAATAATTATAAATAATTATGGATAATATGGATATGTAATGAAAACAAAATTGTGTAAAAAATGTGGTTCCATTAAAAATATCAATGATTTTAATAAGAGAAGTAATTCATCTGATGGGTATAGAAATCATTGTAAACAATGTATGATAAAATATGGTAAAAAATATAGATCAGAACATAAAGAATATTTTGCTGAATATGCTAAAGAATATGTTAAAGACAATGATGATGTAAAGCGGTATAGAAAAAAGTATAACAAACAATATTGGATGGATAACAAAGATAAATTATCAAAAAATAGAAAGAAATATATATGTAAAAACAAGAACTTTGTTAAAAATTCAAAGAAAAAATATTTACAATCAAAGGCTGTTTTTAAAACTTTTAGTGATAGGTTAACAGTAGATGAACAATCAAGATTAGCTAAAGATGGGATATCATTAGAAGTAAAATGTAGATATTGTGGTAAGTATTTTATTCCAACTAAAAGCCAGGTTTTTAATAGAATCCATGCCCTTAACAATGGATATGATAATGGATTATATTGTAGTAATGGATGCAAAGTAGCCTGCCCAATATATAAAAAAATATCATGGCCATCTACTTATAAAAAAGCAACAAGTAGAGAAGTTCAACAGGAATTAAGAAAAATGGTTTTGAAAAGAGATAACTATACTTGTCAAACATGTGGATTAACTAATATAGAATTACATTGTCATCATATTTATCCATTAAATGAATCACCTATAACAAGTGCTGATATAAATGAATGTATAACACTTTGTAAAAAATGTCACAAATTAAAACATAAAATACCAGGATGTGGGTATAATGAACTAAAATGTTATAAATAATATTAAAGATTTACGCTTAGATCATAATATTATGATCTAATAATACTATAAACAAGAAAAAAGGAGAAACAAATTATGGCCTTCTATCTAAGTCCACTAGTGGACGTAAACGAAATAGATTTATCAATAACAATACCAGCTGTTGCTACAAGTATTGGTGTTATTATTCTTAGAAACACTTATAAAGGTGCAGAACTTAAAAAAACCTTTGTTTCAAACGAAAATGATCTTATTAACAATTTTGGTGAACCAACAGAAAATATAGATTGTTATCAAGATATGTTAAGTGCATCAGGGTTTTTAAAATATGGTAGGAAATTATATGCTACAAGAGTTATGTCTGAAGATGCAACTTTTGCAGGTATCAAAGTAATGCCTGATGGTCAAGGTGAAGCATATGATACTCCTTATGTTTTGAATGATCTAGTGTCAGAAGATCCAGATGAATTTGATAAAGATGTTGTTGTAGATGATACTAATCCACTATGGGCAATCGCTTCGTCTAGAGGTGAATGGGGAAATAATATAAGAATTTCTATTCTTGATAAAACATCTCAAACAGAAATATCATCCGGTGGTAATGATACATGGGAGACATATCCATTGTTTTCATCTTTGGATGAACCACTTCAAGATTATCATTCCTTTGTTATGGTTATTGAAGAACAAGAACAAGGTGATTCAGATGGCATGTGGTCCGTTAAAGAAATTTTTAATGTGTCTACAAAAAGAAAAGCAATCGATGATCAAGGCGTCACAAGATATATTGAAAATGTGATTAATCAAAGATCAAAATTTATAAGAATTTCTTTTAAAGATGATGCTATTGAACAACCATGGAGTATAGCAACTTCAGCACCTATTTATTTACAAGATGGTGATAATGGTTCTGTTGGTGTTACTGATGCTGATATTATGGATGCCTTAGATTTTTATGAAAATCCAGAAGAAATTGATGTTAATATGTTTATTGATTCAAATAAATCAGAAACAGTCAAAAAATATATGAATACAATTTGTCAAAAAAGAATGGATTGCATGGCTGTTCTTGATTGTCCTAGAGATCTTGTTATTTCTAATAGAGGTGATGAAGTAACTGATCTGACTGAATGGAGAAAAGGGCTTGGGTCATCTATAGTTGATAATCTTAATATGAACTCATCTTATTCAGCTGTTTATGCTAACTGGATCGAAGTTTATGATAGATATAATAGAAAATATAGATGGATACCTGTTTCAGGCCATGTAGGGGGTATTTATGCTAATACTGATCAAACAAATGATGCATGGTGGGCACCTGCTGGTCTTAACAGAGCTATCCTTACTAATGTAAGAAGATTAGCTTGGAACCCTGATCTAGGTAAAAGAGATATTCTTTATAGAAACGGGCTTAACCCAGTTGTTTCTTTTGCTGGCCAAGGCAAAGTGGTTTGGGGCCAAAAAACAATGCTTGATAAATCTTCAGCATTTAACAGAGTTAATGTTAGAAGATTGTTTATTGTTCTTGAAAAGGCAATCTCTACTGCATCTAAATACTTTCTATTTGAACCTAATGATACATCTACAAGAGAATCACTAATCGCTATGATTAATCCTTTCCTTAGAGATGTTAAAGGTAGAAGAGGTATATATGATTTTAGAGTGGTTTGTGACGAAACAAATAACACACCTGAAAGAATAGATAGAAACGAAATGTGGGTATCTATTTATATTAAACCTACCAGAACAGCTGAATTCATTGTTCTTAATTTCATCGCACTTAAAACTGGTGCTTCTTTCACTGAAGCTGCTTCTATAGTTGATGGTGTATAAATAATAAAGTATAGAGAGTATATAAAAAACTTATATACTCTCTATAAAAATAAACACGGTGTATAAAACTATGGTAGATTTTGATTTACAAGGATTATGGGGTAAACATAGAGACTTTGCAAGAGCTTATTTATTTGAATGTAAAATAAATGGATTTGAAGGAAATAATCATACTTATCTTGTTAAATCTACTGGATTACCTGAAAGAAATATTTCAGAAATTGCTACAGATTGGCAAGGAATGACTTATAAAATTGGTGGCACAAGTGAATTCTCTGATTATATTATTACATTTAATATGGATAAATCAGATACACTTAGATCTGATATTATAAAATGGATGGATGAAATACATAACCCTGATAATAATATACATGGATCACCAAGTAGCTATTTTAAAGATATTACTTTGAAACATTTAAATCCACAAAACTCACCTATAATAACATATAAATTTGTGGATGCATGGCCTAAAACAATAGGTGAGGTTACTTTAGATCATTCATCTAAAGAAGTCGCTACATTTGATGTGACGTTCGCATATCAATATCATAAATTAGAATAATACAATATTTAAAGGAGAAAATAATGGTAGATTTTAACTTATCTTCATTTAAAAGTACATATAGAGAATATGCAAGAGCATATACTTTTTACGCGAATATATTAAATTGTCCTTATTTTGAAGAAAATAACAGGTATCTTGTTAAGTCAACAACTTTGCCTTCGACAACAAATGATTCAACAGATGTTAATTGGCAGGGTCATAGATATAGAATAGCCACTACTCAAAATTATGACGATTTTACAATAACATGGAACATTGATACTGATTCTAATATAAGATCTCAGTTTTTGAAATGGGCATCTTTTCTTAATAATCCAGTTGATAATATGCATGGTGATCCAGAAGGTGGAAATTCACAATATTTTGCACAAATTTATTTAACACACCTTAATCCAAGAGGTGAGGAAATTCAGGAATTCAAACTTGATGATTGTTGGCCTGTTACTGTCGGTGAAGTAACACTAGATTATTCATCTAAAGAAGTTGCAACATTTGATGTTACATTTGCATATCAATTCCATACAATTAAAGGTATTAATCACTAATTTATAAAGGTTATTAATTAACATTATAAATAAAATTAATATCTCAATGAACCCCTTTTAATATAGGGGTTTTTATTACACAAAAGGGATCAGATTACGAAAACTTTGGCATAATTACTAAACAATTAAAAATGTTAGTTTTTATGCCAAAGTTTTCACTAGTTTTGATGGATCCTTTCAGGAAACAAGAGTCCTTAAAGGATGGCATCCCATACCTATAAAAATATCAAAAATTATTATAATTTGTAAAGGAGAAAAATAATGTCTATTGATATTAATAAATATGTAAATAGTTATGAGTTCGATTATACATTACCAGGAAGCAATGAAGTTATTGTTTACAAACCTATTACAACAGGCCAATTAAAAAAATTGCTTCCTTATGAAAATGAAACTAATCCTATGGTAGTTGAAAAAATACTTGATGATTTAATATCTAATTGTGTTTTATCAGAAGGATTTGATATTAATAAATTATATTTAGAAGATAGATTTGCTTTATTAATAGAGTTAAGAAAAAAATCAAAAGGTGAGGAATACGACTTTATATACACCTGTCCCAAATGTAAATCAAGAACACCCATTACAAAAGATCTAAATACTATAAAAGAAACTAAAAAATCTTTTGAAAATGATACATTTAAGATTAATGAAAATTTGTCATGTAAACTTGATCAAATCACACGAGGTGAGCAGAAAAAAATATATGAGATGGTAGAAAAAGAAAATATTACAAACGATACATTGAAAATGGCTCAGATAGCTACTTACTCATATGCTATGTCTATGAGGTCATTTGTTACACCAGAGGGTGAAACAGATGATGTTTCCATGGATGACAAAATAAATATTATTGATGGAACATTTAATGACGAACAATATAATCAATTTGTTAAATGGTTTGCAGATAATTTTTTTGGTATTGATTTTACTTTTAATTTTCAATGTAGTAATACAGAATGCAATAATAAAGAAACATATTCTATACCATTAAATAATTTTTTCGCTTAATTAAATTGTTATGTTCTGATACTGATTTAAATAGTATAATAAAAGAACAATATTATCTTGCTAGAAAATGTGGGGTTGGGTACGGCGAAAGTGAGAATATGGCAGACTTTGAAAGATATATACTTGTTGCTCTTTATATAAAAGAAATAAGTGACAAAAATAAAAAATTAAAAAATTAAATAACCCACTTAATGCTTCAATTAATGGATCAATTAAGGTCTAAAGGGTCTAAATAAATATATTAAAGTAATATATTATTAGACCCTTTTTTTATAGGATATATAAACATGGAAAAAGAACAAATAAAAGAGTTAAAAGACGTAAAAAAACAAATAATATCAGATTTTGTTGATGATATAAACAAAATAAGCGGTGATGATGTTAACTTATTTGAACAATATCCAGAAATAATAAATTTTAGAAATGATATTAAAAATATAAAAATAATTAAAAAAACTACACCTGAAGAATTACTTGAAAATATAAAACAAATAAACATTCCTGAAATAGGCAATATTAAAGTTTTGTCTTTGATAGGTGATGTTAAAAAAAGACTTTTTTATTATATAAATGGATATTTGTTTCCAGATAATGAAGAAACAAATGAAAATTTATTTGCAGATGTATCTAAAGATATCGATATTAGTAAAGATAATGACTCATTAAAAATACCTAATAAAAATAACGAACACTTAGATGATATAACTAAACCATCTTCAAATACATCTAATGTATCCAATACAAATACATCTAAT